ATGATCGGCATCGAGCGCTACAGCGCGGACCAGTGGGCGAGCCTGGCCAACGTGGTGGCCGATATAGGGCACGCCTTCAAGCGCCGCATCGCCGCGCTGGCCGCGGACGACGGCGACGATGAGCCGGCGATCATGCGCATCTGCGGGCATCGCGATCTTTCGCCCGACGCCGACGGCGATGGCACCGTCGAGCCGCAGGAATGGACCAAGACCTGCCCGGGATTCGACGTCGCCGCCTGGCTTGGCGCCGGCATGAAGCCCGACCCCGCGCACGTGTGGAGCGAGGCATGAGGCGCGCCCGCATCGTGCGGCTACTCGCCGCTGCGGTGCTGCTGATCGCCTTTGCGCCGGCGCGCTCGGACTTGGTGCCGCCGTCCCCGGCGCCGGAGGTCGAACCCGAGTACTACGTCATGGACGCGGCCACGTTCAGCGCGCTGCAAGCGCTGCTCGTGCGCGCGAGCACGAAGCTCGAGGCGCAGGCCGAGGAGATCGAGCGCCTGCGCGCCAGGCTGGAACGCGGAGGCTGCACCTGATGGGCATGGAGTGGCTCAGCAGCGTCGCCCCGGTGATCGCCACCGCGCTGGGCGGGCCGCTGGCCGGCGCCGCGGCGCAGTTCATCGCCGGCAAGCTGGGCGTCTCGGACACCACACTCGAGGGCATGCAGCGGACCCTCTCGGGCATGAGCGGCGACCAACTGGTGCGCCTCAAGGAGATCGACGCGGAGCTGCGGAAGTTTCTGGCCGACAACGGCATCCGGCTGCATCTGGCGCAGATCGGGGTCAACCAGGTGGAGGCCGCGTCGACGAACTGGTTCGTTGCCGGGTGGCGCCCCGCGGTGGGCTGGATCGGCGCCGCCGCGCTCGCCTACGCTGCGATCGGCGAGCCGCTGGCGCGCTTCATCGCCCTCGTGGGTTTCGATTATCGCGGTGAGTTTCCCGAGATCGACACCGGCATAACGATGCAGGTGCTGTTCGGCCTGCTCGGCCTTGGCGCGTTTCGCACCGTGGAAAAAGTGAAGCACAGCGAGGGAAACCGCAGCTAGAGCGGGCCGGATGGATGTGTTCGACCGCGCGAGCGAGTTGGAGCAGTGGCAACGCGACATGGCCCTGGCCGAACAGTCAGCCAGGGCGCCGCGCGCCGCGTCCGGCGATTGGCAGAGCGCCTCGGCCATTTGGTGCGAGGGCGATGCATGCGGGGAGAGGATCCCCGATGAGCGGCGCCGTGTGTATCCTGGCGTGCGGTTTTGCGTGGAGTGTCAGATGAAAAAAGAACAACAAGACAGGCTGAGGCGATGACAACGGATATGGCGATTGGAATTTTCGGCGCGCTCGCGGCGACCGCCGCCGGCGGCTGGGCAGTAGTGAGAACGTTCGGCTACCTGGTGCAGAAAATCGTCGCGCAGTTCGAGCTGCGCCTGGACGAGCGCTTCGCGGCGCTGGAGGTCTCTCGCGCCGACGGGCGCAAAGTTTTGATCGAGCGCATCACCCGCATCGAGGAGCGATACGAGCGCATCGACCGCGAGCTGCGCGATCTGCTCGTGAACATGCCCGACAAGTGGGTGCGGCGCGAAGAGTACATCAGGCGCGAGACGGTGATCGAGGCCAAGATCGACCGCCTCGGCCTGCAGATTCAGAACTGGATACTGGAGAACAAGCATGGCAATTGACCTGGACCGCCAGCGGCGCGAGTTCACCCGCTGGGTGTTGCTGCTGGCGCTGTACAACGCGCGCCCGCTGGGCACCTGGGAGGAGGTCCTCGTCTCGACCATGCAGGGCGTGTACGTGGACGCGACGCAGCAGGAGGTGCGCGTCGAGCTGGGCTATCTTGCCGAGCGCGGCCTGCTGAAGGTCACGCGGCGCCCGGAAGGGCGCTGGTTTGCCGAGATCTCGCACGTGGGCGTGGACGTCGTCGAGTACACCGTGGACGTGCACCCGGGCATTGCCCGCCCGGCAAAACTGAGCTGATGCCATGAAGCGCAGCAAGGTCGCCACCCTCCCTGCCGAGGTCAAGCGGTATCTCGACGCCGCGCTGATCGAGGGCAACTTCTCCGGCTACGTCGCGCTCGAGGCGGACCTGGCCGCGCGCGGGTTTGCGATCAGCAAGAGTTCCATCCACCGCTACGGCGCGCAACTGGAGCGCCGCATCCAGGCGATCAAGGCGAGCACCGAGGCGGCCGTGGCGATCCAGGCCGCGGCGCCCGACGACGAGGACCTGCGCTCCGGAGCGGTGCTCTCGCTGATTCAGACCGAGATTTTCGAGGCGATCATGAAGCTGCAGGAGGCAGAGGACGCGGACCCTGCGCAACGGATGAAGCTGCTCAGTGCCGCGGCGAAGAACATCGCCACCATGACCCGCGCGAGTGTGACGCTGAAGCGGTTCCAGTCGGAGGTGCGCAGCAAGGTCCGCGCCGCGGCCGACGCGGTGGCGAAGATCGGCAAGAAAGGCGGGCTCACGAAAGACGCGGTGGATTCGATCCGGCGCGAGATCCTGGGGATCGCTGGATGAAGAAACGCACCGCCGAAAACCCGCGGCGCCGCCGAACAATCGTTCGGTGCCGGCAGCCAACGCCCTGGAGCGGCCGGTGACGACGGCGGTGAGGGAGGCCATCGCCTCCAAGGCCGCCCCGGCCGTGCTCCTGGGCTATCAGCAGGCGTGGGTCGCCGACCAGGCCGACGTCTCGCTCTGGGAGAAGTCCCGCCGCATCGGCGCCTCCTGGTGCGACGCCTCCGACTCGGTGCTGACCGCCTCCGCCGCCGACGGCATGGACGCTCTGTACATCGGCTATTCCGAGGACATGGCGCGCGAGTACATCGACGACTGCGGGATGTGGGCCAGGTCCTTCCATCGCGCGGCCGGTGCGATGGCCGAGGCGATGTTCGACGACACCGACGCCGCGGGCAATATTCGCAGTATCAAGGTATTCCGGATCGACTTTGCCTCGGGGCACAAGATCCTCGCGCTCTCCTCACGCCCGCGCTCCATCCGCGGCAAACAAGGCAAGGTCACCATCGACGAGGCCGCGTTCCACGACGATCTGCCGGGGCTCATCAAAGCCGCGATGGCGATGATGATCTGGGGCGGGCGCGTGCGCATCCTCTCCTCGCACAATGGCGAGGACAATCCGTTCAACCTGTTGCTGAAAGACGTGCGCGCGGGAAAGTTGCCCTACTCGATTCACGCTACCACCTTCGCGCAGGCGCTCGAGGCCGGACTCTACGAGCGCGTCAAGCTGATCCTGGGCGATCGGCTGAAGCAGAAGACGCGCCCCGAATGGGAGGCCGCGATCCGCGCGCAGTATGGCGATGACGCCGCCGAGGAACTGGACTGCATCCCGCGCCAGGGTTCGGGCGTCTACATCCCGCGCACGCTGGTGGAACGCTGCCAGCGCGACGGGATCCCGGTCGTCCATTACGCGAAGCCGCTGGAATGGATGCTCGACGATCGCCGCCAGGAGCAGGCCGCGATCTGGATCCGCGACACCCTCAAGCCGATCGTCGATTCGATGGACACGACCCGGCGCACGGTGCTCGGCCAGGACTTCGGCCGCACGGGCGACCTGTCCTACATCACGGTGAACCAGGACCAGGGCGCCGGCCGCTGGCGCGAGGTGCTCAACGTCGAGCTGCGCCGCATCCCCTTCGACGTGCAGCAGCAGATCCTGTTCTACCTGATGGGCGAGCTGCCGCTCTTTCATCACGCGAAATTCGACGCGCGCGGCAACGGCCAGAGCCACGCCGAGGCCGCGCTGCAGAAGTTCGGGCCCGCGCGCGTGGAGTGCGTGATGGCGAGCCCGTCCTGGTACGCGGTGAACTTCCCGCCCTACAAGGCGGCGCTCGAGGATCAATCGATCGAGATCGCGCGCGGCGAAGACGTGATCGCCGACCACCGGCGCGCGATTCTCAAGAACGGCTACCCGGCGATGGACGACGGGCGCGACAAAGGCTCCGACGGCGAGCAGCGCCACGGCGACGGCGTGATCGCGCGCGTGCTCGCGTGGGCGGCGACGCGCCAGGAGGGGCAGCCCGCGGCCGGTGAGTCGGTGGAGGCGAAGCGCGAGGACTACATCCCTGAGCGCATGGTCGGGCGCCGGCGGCTGACGATGTTCAGAAAGGCGGCGTAAATGAGCTTCAAGACCTGGTTAATCGACAAGATCAACGCAGCGCTCCCCGACCCCGGCCAGCCGGTGAAAGAGGCCGCGTTCCGCGAAGCCGCCGGCACCACCATCGACGCCGACGAGGATCAATGGCGCAAGCTCACCGGCAATTCGCAGCGCGACCTGACGCCGATGACGCAATGGCGCATGCAGAGGATCGCGCACTACCTGTGGGAGCAGAACCTGCTCGGTAACCGGCTGATCGAGCTGCCGGTCGCCTACCTGCTCGCCGAAGGCGTCAAGCTGTCGGTGGAAGACAAAGACAACCAGCAAATACTCG